CAGATCGGACTCGACTATATGTTCGAGAAGCAGAAGATATATCAGAAAGCCGGACTGGTTCTTCGTGATGCTCTTTTGTTTGAGACTGGTCACCTTTGGGTAGATGAGGAAACCAAGACTGTCCGCCATGTCCGGCCTTGGGAAGTCTATTATGACCCTTCTCAGTATCACTACGACCAGATGTGTGTTTTGAAGCTCCGCTTCCGTCAGTACCCTGTCTACGCCTTGATCGAATGCGGAAAGATGAAGAAGTCAGACCCCTTGTATCAGGGATGGCTCCAAGACCCGCTGGCCGTTTGCGCCTACAACGTACATTACGATCTTGAGGGTGGGTTTCGCCGGGACATTGTTAACGGACGGGTCATCCACAAATCCGAAGTCGGATTCGATTGCGTACCAGTCACTTTCCTGTATTACAACCCTCCCGTGAAAGGCGTGTTCTCTACATCTTTGGCCGACGATTTGTTCACCTTGCAGACTCAGGTTGACACCTTGAGCTTCCGCATCCATGCGGCTGTTGAGATTTCTCCTGCCAACACGGTGTTTGTCCCCAAGGGATCAGGCGTCAAGCCCTCGATGGTGTCCAATCAGATCGGAAACGTAGTTGAAACCAATCCGGCCCCCAACGGGATGCTACCGATTACCGTCTCTACGCCCCGGCCAATCGACCCAATGTACAAGGAACTCCTCGACTACTTCCTAGATAAGATGCTTTCGATGTCCGGCATATCGAAGATGTCCGCAAATGCTCAAAAGCCTTCCGGCGACCCTTCAGGGGAAGCCCTAAAAACTCTTGAGAGCTTGGAAACCGACCGCTGGAATATGGTTCTCAACAACGTCATCCAGAACTTCATGAACCTGAAGGACATTTGGATCGAAGTTATGCCCAAATCTGAACCCATTCTTCCTCGGGAAGACGGTCGTAGCAAGGTTACCTACGGTGACGTTCGCAAGCAGATGTCCAAGATGCACATTCAGTTCTCTGCCGCATCGAATCTTTCCAAAGATCCTAAGACTAAGCTCGAACAGATTTACATCATGGATCAGATGGGGTTGATCAACCCCAACATGAAAGCCAGCTTGTTGGAGATTCCCGACCTTGAGGGCGCTTTTTCGATTGCCACTGCAAGCTATGACTATTGCCAGTCGATCATTCAGAGAGCGGTCGAGCATGAGGATTACGAGTATTACCCGATTGTCGATCTCAAGCAGTTGTTCGGTGAGGTGCAGAACGCCGTCCTTCGCTTTGATTCTGCTGGCGACACTTCGCAAACTCTTGATCGGCTTGTGAAGCTATTGAAGAAAGTGATGGAAGACATGGGTAAGGTCAACGCTACTGGCGCACCTCATCCCCTGCCTCCTCAGCCGGGATCGCCCCCGATGCCCGGAACTCCTAGTCCTCCCACTCCCGAATTGCCCGGAACTCCCGGCCCGATTGGTGGCAAGCCAATCACTCCGCCTGAACCAGTACCGACTATTCCGGTTAACCCCGGCCCAATGAACCCGCAACCCCAACAAGGAGGATTGAATGGCTGATTATAGACAGACCCAGAGCCCTGACGCTCTCTACATGCAACCAAACCCCAATGGAACTGGTGTACTGCCCCAAGAAGGCACTTGGCCCCCAGACCCTCAGAGGGGCTACTCCCCTCCGACAATCATTCGGCCCCCGTTTGGCGTGAATATGGACGCTGGGAATATGGGAAGATTCTCAAGGATGACACCAGAAAGCTCTGGTACGTTTCAGATGATGAATCCCTACCCATCTCAGGCGGCCGGAGAGTTCTACCGGAATCCGGGGCAGACCGTCAGCCCGACTAATTCTCTCGCAGGGTACATCATGTCTCATCCCGGCATCGCAGATTTCTTAGCTAAAGCATCAACGACCCCTAATAGGTCAAGATAAGGAGGAATGAATGGCTGAACAAGAAGACAAAGCCGCTGATGTCGAAGATTTCCGCCCAGTCATTGAAGGCTTGATTCAAGCCGTTCAGACTCTGGCCGGAGAAGTAGATTCGATGAAAGGCGGACACTCTGCCCTCGAAAAGCTCGTCGTTGACGATCTGATCGGAGGTATCCACTCGATGTACAAGACCAACATGAGAAATGGTCGCATCGAATCGCTGAAATCGAAGTACGGGGATTCTCTCAATCCGCACTTTGATGCGTTGTCAAACTTGGTTCCCGAAGGCACTGACCATTGGGGAGCCTTGCACGACATGACCGATGGAATGCCTGATGAGGAAATGGACGGTCACATTGCCGGTCTTTCCGAAGGGCTGAAGTCGAAACTCGACAAGATTCGTGGTATGGGCGCAATGCCAGCCGCCGCAAAAGTCGAGGAAACTACCGTTGTGGCTCCGAAGATGGAGTCAAAAATGGCTGAAAAGGAACCCCCAACTAAAAGCAAGGATGAAATGATTGCTGAGAGGATGAAGGGTTCAAAAGAGTACAAACTCCGATAGCGCAATCGCTACGGGAGAGTGAAACAATTTTTCCAAGGAGGAAAAAATGGCTATTTCGTCTGATGCTAACATCGTAGCGATTGCGAAGACTTATTACACCGATAAGAAGTTCGAGTCGCTTTTCGCTCGTAACGATCCGTTCTGCCGGATCGTTGACAAGAATCGTGTGGGTGGTAAAGAATACCGCTTTGGCACAAAGGTCTATCAGGGTGGTAACGTGGCTGGTAACTACAGTCAGTTGCTTACCAACTTCTCGTCCAGCACCTCCGGCTACGGTGGTGTGTCTGGTATCAACGCCGAGTTTGTTGTTACCCCCGGGTCGATCTTCACCGTATTCCAGATCACTCAGTTGGAAGAGCTTGCGACCCGCACGGATCGTCAGGCTTACGTGAAGGCTGTTGTGTCTAAGTTCTATGACGCTACCGAAGGACTCCGCAAGGCGTTTGCCACTGCCGCTTACGGCACGGGCTTCGGTGAAGTCGGTCAGATCAACTCTGGCATTCTGTACACCCCCGCTCAGTGGGCCGCTGGTTCTGCTGGTACTCCGGTTAACGGAACCAACGCTTTTACCGCTGGCACCTCGATGTGGCTCCAGTTGTTCCAAGCTGACGGAGTTACTCCTCAGTGGGACGCTTTGGTCAAACTTTCGATTGGCTCGTTGATCCAGTTTACCTCCGGCACCGTGCCCTCGGGTTCGTTTGTTGGTTCGGCCACTATCTACGTCATCCAGTCGATTCAGGGCAATGCGATCCAGATCGCCAACGCCGCTGGTGGTAACGTACCCACCGATGTCATCCCTGTCGGTTCGTGGATTGAGCTTAACGGTTGCTATTCTGCCGCCACTACCCCTAACTACCTGTTCCCCGTGGGCATGGCTGGCTGGCTCCCGACTCTTGGAACCGGACGGGCCAACAACTCTTCGGCATGGCAGACCTACATCGGAACTTCGTTTTTCGGAGTCACTAGGTCGGTAGCACCCGATCGTCTCGCTGGTAACTTCTACAAGCGTGGATCGGAAAAGCGTGGCGATGCCTTGATTGAAGGCGTTCGCATGGCTCGTCGTGGCGGTGGTGAGCCTAACCTCATCATCATGAATGACATGGATTATCGCCAGATTCTCCAAGACTTCAATGCCCAGACCAGCTATATGCAACAGATCAACACCGCTGGCAAGACCAGTAGCAACGAGTTCCAGAAAGGCTTGATGGACATGGGCTTCCAGTTCTCCACGAACTGGCTGTCGATGGTCTACGACTCGCCCTACTGCCCCTTTGGCACCTCTTACATCCTCGACATGGACACCATTGAGTTTGCCGGTTGGAGCAACAGCAAGACCCCCATCGAGGACACCATCCAAGGCAACGATCCCGGTGCCGAACTGGTTGATTCGATTGGCGACCTTGACCTCAACTTCAAGCTCCTGATCGAGGACTACCTGAACGTGGTTCCCGGTTCTTCGACCATTCAAGGCCCTGCGGCTTTGGTCACACTGAGCCTCTTCGGTCAGTGGTGCTTCCACAACCCCGCTCACTGCTCGGTTGTCCAGTTCTGATCTAATCTCCCCCACCAATTCCGGTGGGGGATTCTTTCTGGAGGTTTTCTGATGACTGCTTCGTCCGTAATTGCCCGTGGCCTGTCTTTGGCCGACCTCCAGAACTCTCAGTTTGTCACCTATCAAGACCAGACCAACGGCTTGTTCGAGGCTTACAAGGACTTGTACTCCTCGATCACCGCTAACGACGATGACTACTTCATCAACACTTTGCTCTTAGCCTCTTCCTCGGCCACTCAGCCCTCTCCCGGCGAGTTTCTGTTCACTCTTCCTTCTGACTTTTACAAGATCAGGACGCTCGAATATCAGGTGGGTTCCTACTGGATTCCGATGGAGCGATTTAGCTTGTCCAACCGGGGCGCACCCTCCGGCAAACCGATGTACCGATTCCAAGGCAACAACTTGTGGGTACTTGGATGGAACTTCTCCGGCATCAGCGGAGTCTACAACTTGCGGGTACACTACTATCCCCCCGCAACTCAGCCAACCTTTCCAGACCAGCCTATTGTGTATGGTAAAGGCGTTACTTCAGCCAATCTTCAGCTTATAACCTCTCCTGCGTGGGCCAACATCCAGTATTACAACGGAAACGCCATGCTCTCAAACAGAATCCTGTTCTACATTCAGGGAACCGGAGCCAGTACTACCATTTGGGCAGAGAACACCGACACGCAGACGGCAACTCAGATTGCCACTTCTGGCACAACCGTCACCAATCTCTACTACTATAAGGGATACCTATACTACCTGACTGGCGGTGCAATATATTCCGCCGCCTATACCGTAGATGCTACATCCGCAACCTTTGCGGCGGTTACCATCACCGGAACCCCGACAGTTGTTAGCTTCACCGTTTGGCAGAATGCCATCTACTACTCGACTTCAGCCGGAACTTTCTCTTGTGCAGTGACTGGCGGAACCGTTACTAACGTGATGGCAACTACTCCATCGACTTCCTATCTGCCCTTTAAAACCTATAAATGTTACCTGAACTCTTCCGGCGCACTGATAGTAAACTCGGTAAACTTGGCAGGAACTTACACCTCCATGACTACCGATCAGACCGACACTATCTTTGTCACCGATTCAACCAAAAACTTAAATGCACTGACGATTATCTTTAGCGGATCTACCCCGTCTATATCGACAACTTCGACAA